TTATAATTATAGTCGTTTTTTTATGTAATTTATATAATTAATATAATTAAATATAATTAATTAGAAGCTTTAGGAATTAAAAATTTTTGTTGAATTTCTAAATCTTTTATATAATTATTTTCAGAGAGAAAAGGATTTTGACTATTATTTCTAATTAAATATCTTTCATTTAATTTATTATTTGATAACTCTCTTTTATTACTTGACATTCTAAATTCAGAAAAATTAATCTCTAAATCAGTCATATTTTTTGGTTCTTTAATATATAAATTATCAGATATTATTTCTTCTTTCGTTTTTTCACAATTTCTCAATGATTTTTCTGGTTTCTCTCCATAACTCCAAATTAATTCATCCATAATATAAATATAATTTAATATTATTATACTTTTTTAACAGATAAGTTCTTTGTAAATTTAAATTTATCAATATTAGTCACTCTTCTATCTAAATTACATTTTAAACAAGAAATTAAGGTATTATCTTTACTATGACATTTATCATTATCAATTCTATCTAATGTCCATTGTGTTGGTTCTCTTACATTTATAAAAATAATTTTAATTTTACAACTACAATAAACACATTTTAGTTGTGATATAACTAATTTCTCAATAACCTCTTCTTTTTTAATGAGAGAATTTTTATCATATATACCTTTTTTTATATCTTGAGATTTATAACTATTTATTTTTTTTTCTAATTCTCGAGAGATTAATATTTTATCATTAAAATTCTCTCCAAGATATAATTGATTAATTAATTTAATTTGTTCATTATATGTATATTCTGTATTATTCATTGAATCAACAAATTCTTGCATACATGCTCGTGTAGGATTTTTTTCTTTATTAATTTTATCTATATTATGTTTTCCTTTTATATTTATTGTTTTCATTTTATAATATAAATTAAGGTTTATTTAAAATGGGTTAAACTCTTTATCACAATATAATATAAGAATGGCAACTGATATGCAAAATTATAAAAATATAAAATATAATAATATATTTTTAAATAATAATGAAACTAAATCTATTGAAACTATATTAGATAAAGAAATAAAATCTAATGTTTCAGAGCCGTGGACTAAATTAAATAAAACTATAAAATTAATTAAAATAAATGAATTTGTAGAAACATTAATTAATGAGAATAATCTCTCTAGTGAAGAAGTAGAAACTCTAAAAAAATATATGCTTAATTGTTTAGACAAAAAAAAACTTTTATGTGTTAAGGATGTTAATTATGATAAATCAACTGGAAAAATAAAATCTATTCCTAGTTTAGTATTTAATAAAGGATTACGAAAGTTTACATTAAAACGTAGCGATAAAAGAGTATCAACCCTTAAATCACTTGGACCAGGAAAAACACGAAAAAAAACTTCAACTACAATAAAAACAAAAACAAATAATAGTAAGAACTCAACATCTAACGGAAACGTTAATAATAATAATATAAATAAAACTAAAACTAAATCTACTAATTAACGAATTAAAAACTACTTCTCATTATAATATAATAATTATTATAATGATGAATAGTAATAATAAAATAATGGAATTAGAAAATATTACAGATAATTTTAAATTATCTTATTCTTTTAATGAAAAAGAGTATTTAGAATTATGGGAAACATCTTGCATTTTAATAGATGACTTAATAATTAAAAATCCAATGATTTATATTACGCCTACTTTTCATGAAACAATACATAAACAAGTATGTGATTTATTAGAAATTCAAATGACGTGTATATATGATTATAATATTCGCCAAGAAATTGAAGAAATTGTATCTGATGCTTTTTCTTTTTATTATAGTAATATCTCTCCAAAAAGATCTTATAAGACGACCTTTATTAGAAAAAAATGCAATTTTAATAAATTAAACCCAAAGATTGAATATCTAAAAAATGTTCCTCAACCAGAACAAAGAACAACAGAATGGTATGAATTTCGCCATAAGTTTTTAACTGCAAGTAGTATTTGGAAAGTATTTGTTAGTGATAGTACAAGAAATCAATTAATTTATGATAAATGTTCTCCAATAGATATAAATAAATATAAAAAATTTTCAACAGATTCGCCATTACATTGGGGACAGCGATATGAACCAGTATCAATTATGTGGTATGAGAGAGAATTTAAAACACAAATAAGTGATTTTGGTTGTATTCCACATAAAACAATTGATTTTCTTGCGGCATCACCTGATGGAATAAATACTTCATTAAAATCAGATAGATATGGTAGAATGTTAGAAGTTAAAAATATAGTTAATCGTAAAATAACAGGTATTCCAAAATTAGAATATTGGGTTCAAATGCAACTTCAAATGGAAGTTTGCGAGTTAAATGAGTGTGATTTTTTAGAAACAAAATTTATTGAGTATGAAGATTATAATGATTTTAATGATGATGGCGACTTTAATAAAACTAAAGATGGAAAAATTAAAGGAATTATTATGTATTTTATTAAAGATGAACATCCTCACTATGAATATTCTCCATTAGGTATAAACAAAAAAAAATTTGAAGAATGGGAGAATAATATAATGAATAAATATGAAAATTTAACTTGGATAAAAAATATATATTGGAAATTAGATGAAATAAGTTGCATTCTTGTTTTAAGAAATAAATTTTGGTTTAAAAAATCAGAACCAATTATAAAAGAATTTTGGAATATAATAGAACGAGAGAAAAAGGACGGATATAATCATAGAGCTCCAAAAAGAACTAATAAAAATAAAAATAAAAAAGAAACTATAGAAGTAGTTAAAAATCCACAATCACAATGTATTATCGATGTTGAAAATCTTCTAAATATTACGAATAATACGTGTGATGATAATAAAGATAACAATATTAATATAGATAATAATATAATTGTAAATAAGAATAATATTAATAAAAATAAAAATATAATTATTAGTATTGATACAGAATGTTTTTTGGAAACAAATATAGATAATATTATTTCTTAATAAATATAATATTAATATTAATATTTATATTTGAATTTATACATCAGAATCATAAAAATTAACTCTAGTTCCACTATCCCAATTAGGGGGCGTAGGTTTTTGTGGTATATTTTGAGATGTATTCATATATAAATTTCCACACATATCTGGAGGCGTACAAGTACCATTTGAAGGATTACGCCAATAACGAATATTATTTATAATATACGAATTTGCAGGAAATACTGGTTTATCAATATAATTATCTTGAGCATCATTTATAGAAATTCCTGGATTTTCAGATAATTTATAACTATCATAAAGTAATGGTTTATCTACTGAAATAGGATATTTTCCAGGTTGTTCAAAACCTTCTGTAAATGATTTTAGATTTCTTGATAAATAAATTAAACTAACTAAAATAGAAGTAGAAAGTATTATAGTCATACTAATATGAATATAGTCTCTTTTCATATCTCTCTATATTTAAAACCAATATTTTAATTTATTTATATTAAATATAAAATACTAATTAAAATCTAATATTTAATGAATTTGATTTAAATTTATAAATATCTACTATACAAATAAAATGGATGACACAGAACAAGAACTTATGGTTATTAAACGAGATGGAACTTATCAAGAAGTTTCATTTGATAAGATTCTTAATCGTGTTAAAAAATTAGGCAATGAAAGAATTCCTCATCTAAAAATTAATTATGGACAATTAGTTATGAAGGTAATTGATCAATTATACCCAAATATTAAAACACACGTAATAGATGAATTAACCGCGGAACAATGTGCTTCTATGTCTACTAGACACCCAGATTATGGAGAATTGGCTAGTAGAATTATTATTTCAAATAATCATAAAAATACAAGTTCTATATTTTTAGAAGCAATGAAAGAATTGTATGAATTTAAAGATATACACGGAAAACCCAGTCCTTTAATTGATGAAAATATATGGAATATTATAAAAACTCATCATGAAGAAATAGAAAAAGAAATTGACTATAACAGAGATTATTTAATAGACTATTTTGGATTTAAAACATTGGAACGCTCATATTTATTACGTATTAACAAAAAAATTATCGAACGACCTCAACATATGTGGATGCGTGTTTCTATAGGAATTCATAATAATGATTTGAAATCTGTATTTGAAACATATTATTTAATGTCAAATAAATATTTTACTCATGCTACTCCAACTCTATTTAATGCAGGAACTCCTCGGCCACAATTAAGCTCTTGTTATTTGATTGGAATGGAGAGTGATAGTATTGATGGTATTTATAATACCCTTAAAGAATGCGCTAATATATCTAAATGGGCGGGCGGTATTGGACTACATATACATAATATTCGTTCTACTGGTTCATTAATTAGAGGTACAAATGGAACATCTAATGGTATTGTGCCAATGCTTTCTGTTTTCAATGGTACTGCACGATATGTAGATCAAGGGGGTGGTAAAAGAAATGGAAGTTTTGCTATTTACTTAGAACCCTGGCATGCCGATATTCAAGATTTTCTAGATCTTAAATTAAATCACGGAGACGAACAAATGCGAGCACGTGATTTATTTTATGCACTCTGGATACCATCACTTTTTATGGAAAAAGTTAAAAATAATCAAGATTGGTGCTTATTCTGTCCAGATATTAGCCCAGGTTTAGCAGATTGTTATGGAGATGATTTTAATAAATTATATGAAAAATATTGCAATGAAGGGCGTGCAATTAAAACAATTAAAGCGAGAGATTTATGGTATCAAATTTTAGATAGTCAAATGGAAACGGGTACTCCATATCTTTTATATAAAGATCCAGCAAATGCAAAAAGTAATCAAAAAAATTTAGGAGTAATTAAATCGAGTAATTTATGTGTTGCTCCAGAAACAAAAATTTTAACAGATGAAGGGCATATTGAAATTCAAACTTTAAAAAATAAAAAAGTAAATGTTTGGAATGGAAAAGAATTTAATGAAGTTGAAGTTAAACAAACAAATGATAACATAGAATTAATAACAGTTTATTTTTCTGATGGTTCAGAATTGACTTGTACCAAATATCATAAATTTTATATTGAAAATAATTATGAAAATTATAATTTTTCAAGAACAATAGATAATATAAATACTCCTGATGTACTCGTCATTGAAGCAAAAGATTTAAAAAAAGATATGAAATTAATTGATTGTGAATATCCTATAATTAATAATGATAATAATTTAAATTATGCATATGCAAATGGATTTTATAGTGGTGATGGTTATGAACTTAATATAGTTAATAATGTAATAACATTAAATGATGACCTTAAAAATTTATCAAAGCATTTAAATAATATAAATATTGATAATGAGCTCAATAATAAATTAAATATAATATTAAATCAGGATTTAAAAGAAAAATATTTTGTACCTATTAATTATTCATTAAAAAGTAAATTAGAATGGTTATCTGGTTATTGTGATGCGATTGGAACAATATCTAATAATCCTTATCAAAATTTAGAAATCTGTTCTATTCGTAAAGATTTTTTACTCGATGTTAAATTAATGTTGCAAACTTGTGGCATTTTTTCTTATGTATCAAATAATAATGAAGAATATAAAAATAAAATACTATGGAAATTGTCTATTTATTCAAATGATATTATTAGATTATTAAACCTAGGATTTGAAACAAATTTAAAAATTAACAAATTTGAACATAAAAGAGTAATTCCAAATATAGTTACAGTTATAGATGTAATATCAAATAATAGATATGATAAAACTTATTGTTTTAATGAAAGCAAAAGACACGCTGGTATTTTTAATGGAGTAATTACATCTAACTGTACAGAAATTATAGAATATAGTGATAGCGAACAAAGTGCAGTATGTAATTTAGCTAGTATTAGTCTAAGTAATTTTGTTTTAATGGATAAAGAGAGAAATAAACCAATATTGGATAATAATAATCGCCCTATATTTGATTATGAATATTTACACGAAGTAACCAAAGTAATTACACGAAATCTAAATAAAATTATAGATATTAATTTTTATCCTACACATAAAACACGTATTAGTAATTTACTTCATAGACCAATTGGAATAGGTGTTCAAGGATTGGCTGATGCATTTATTTTACTAGATATAGCATATCATAGTGAAGAAGCGAAGGAAATAAATAAAAAAATATTTGAGACGATTTATCACGCTTCATTAGAGAGTTCGAATGAATTGGCGATAGAGAGAAAAGATATGATGAATAAGATTTATAATTATCACATTAATAATATGAATATTTTTCAAAATAAAGAAGATATAAATAATGATATGTATAATGTATCTCGTATATATAAAAATATAAATGATATTCAAAAAGAATTAGATTTTTGTAAGCCTATTTTACCTGAAATAAAATTACGTAATACAGATTATGCCGGTGCATATTCATCATTTAAAGGTTCTCCTATTTCAAATGGAGAGTTTCAATTTGATATGTGGAATGTAGAACCATCAAATCGTTATAATTGGCAAGAACTACGTGAAAAAATAAAGAAATATGGTATTCGTAATTCATTGCTCTTAGCACCTATGCCTACTGCTAGTACATCACAGATATTGGGTAATAATGAATGTTTTGAGCCATTTACAAGTAATATTTATACACGTAGAACATTGGCTGGAGAGTTTGTTATGGTAAATAAATATTTAATGAGAGAATTAATAGAAATGGGAATTTGGAACGAATCTATTAAGAATAGTATTATAGTTAATAAAGGAAGTATTCAACATATAGATGGATTATCTGATAAAATTAAACAAAAATATAAAATTGTGTGGGAAATTCCAATGAAACATCTTATTGATATGGCGGCTGATAGAGGTGTATTTATTTGTCAATCTCAAAGTTTGAATTTATGGATGGAAGACCCTGATTATAAATCTTTAACAAATATGCATTTTTATTCATGGCAAAAAGGTCTCAAAACAGGAATTTATTATTTACGACGAAAACCGAAACATCAACCTCAACAATTTACAATTGATCCTGATAACATTAAAAATAATATAGAAACAGAAGAGGCAGAAATTTGTGAAATGTGTTCAGGTTAATTATTATAAAAAAAACTATACTATACTATATTAATGTATCAAATTTATTATTAAATCTATCAGTTTCACTTACTGTATGAAATTCATTTAAAATACTTACCCAAGTATATTTATTATCTTCTTTATCAATAAATACAACTTGACAATTGCTTTTATCATCTGATATTTTAACAAATTTTCCATAGAACTCATAAGGAATTTGTAAAGGTGTATGATTATCATTATTATATTTAACTACAATACGATATTCCATTCCTCTAATTAGTTTATAATGATAAACAATCATTATATAAATTATATATAAACTTGATAATATTATTTTTAACAATTTTTTAAACGCAATAAGTGTTAAATAATTCTTTATACTCGTTATTCTCATTATCTAATAATAAATCTTTATCTAATAATAAATCTTTTCCAAATTTATATTTTATATAACATCTTAAACAGATTATTACATCTACCATAGAATTATGACAATTTTTTGGTAATTGATTAAACAATAATTTATATAATTCTGATAATTTTGGATATTTATAATATTCTTTACCAGTATTATTGTCTATTTTTTTAATATTACAAAACTCTCTTGTTTCTTTCATAGTACAAAATTCAGGTTTTCTTTTATTATCAATCGTAAAATAATGTTTTTCATTTAAACGGATACACTCAACTAAAATCATATTTTTATCAAATTCTACATTATGAGAAACAATTAGGTCTGCTTGTTTGAGTATTTTATTGAATTCTTTAATAGCAGTTCTTATTTCAATACCTTTTGATTTACTTATTTCACGTGTAATTTTATGCATATTAACACTATCATCAGTTAATTCAACTTTGTCATCTATTTTAATTATATTATCTTGTGAATGTATAATTATATTTGTCTCAGTTTCATATAAAACATAACTTAATTGAATTATGTAAGGCCATAATTCTGTTTGAGTAAAATATGAATTACGACATTTTGGGAGTCCAGTAGTCTCTGTGTCAAAAATTAACACCTTCATAATTGTGGAGTTTTTGTTTCAATTAATTTTTAATATCTTAATTGTTTGTTGTTAAGATATATTAAATAATAAACTAAAAAAGTATTTCAATTTTATTCGATAATATGAATTATATTAAATTCTAAATTTATTATTTAGTTTTTTATTTATTATTAAATATAATTTTTACATATACCAAAAGTTTTTCGATGATATTTACTTATACCAAATTCTTTTATTCCATCCATATGTTTTTTTGTTCCATATCCTTTATTTTTTAATAAACCATATCTTTCATCTAATAATGGGTCTTGTTCACATAAACAATCAATATATGCATCTCTTTCTACTTTAGCTAATATAGAAGCTGCTGCAATTGCTGTATATTTATTATCACCACCTTCAATACATCTATGATATATTTGAACTAAACCTATATTATCATCTTTATAATGAAGAAATGGTGTAAAATCATTACCATCAATTAGTAATTGAATTCTTTTATTTTTATAAATATCATTATTATTAATTTTACTTATAACATCTCTTATTGCTGAATGCATTGCTTGATGTGTTGCAATACGAATATTTTTTTTATCTATTATATTTTCATCAGAATAACCAACTGACCAAGCAATAGCATTACTCTTTATGTATTCAGCAACTTCTAGTATTTTATTTTTCGAATGAAATCTTTTACTATCTTTCATTAATTTATGTTCAAAACTATCATTTTTAGGTAGAATTACAGCACCAGTATAAACTCTTCCAAACATTGGTCCTCTCCCTGCTTCATCTACACCTATTTCTATAATATCATCTGATTCATTATAATATTTTTCTAATATTTGTACTGTTGATTTTTTTCGCAATTTTTCAGCCATTATTATAAATTAATTATTAATATATAAAGAATTACATATTTAAACTTCAATTTATTGAATAAATTTTTTTAGATATATACTCTATATATAATGAAAATTAAATTAAAAGCAATACATATATTTCTAATTTTACTTGCTTCATTGATGTTATGTAGTATTTTAGGAGGAAAATGTGGTCAATATGAAGGTATGACTAGTGGAAGAACATCTACTTCTTCATATATTGGACCTGCGGGAGATGTAGTAGATATAGAAGCCCCACGTGGAAAAGAGAGTGAATTAAGTAATATATCATCATCAACAAGAGATGTTATGAATAAAGGAGAGACTGTAGTAGGTTCATTATTATCAAACATTAAAAGTGATGTTGGTAAAGTTAAAGATAGCATTAAATCTCTAGCAAATAAAACTACGATTGAATATTCATCATCGCCTTCTTTGTACATGAATACAAGCACAGAAGTTCCAACAAGTCATAGACAATTGCCTGCGGTTCAACATTCAAATATTACTCCACGAAAGGGACCAATTACTGTTAGAAAATCACAAATTCCGCCAGGTGATGAAGACCTTTATATTTTAAAATCACAAATAGTTCCACCAGTATGTCCAGCGTGTCCAACTAATACTAGTTGTCCACGTGATAAGCCATATCCTCCTTGTCCGCCGTGTGCTAGATGTCCAGAACCTTCATTTGAATGTAAAAAAGTTCCAAACTATGCTACAAATAATACACAATATTTACCTCGTCCAGTTTTATCTGATTTTAGTCAATTTGGTATGTAAATATAATTTTTACTATAATAAAAAAATTATATTTAATTTCTATAAATTATGAACGAGTTCTATAAATTATGAACGAGTTTTAATACATTTTTTATGTATTTGCATAGTATCACATTTAATTTCTTGTGGAATAATTTTTATAACACATTTAGCTTTTTTTCCATACAAAGGTTCTGTACAACCCTTTTCCCTTTTACGTGTTTTGTTAAAATTAAATAATTTTGGTTTTTCATCAGTACATCTTGCTCTAAAATGTTCATATAATTCACGAACATAACAATATGTTAATCCCGATTTTTTACCCAACATTTTATTAATTATTTCATGAAGTTTATAAATATAACGTGAAAAACTATTTCTATCTTTTAAATGACAATTTTCTAATGGATGAATTTTAAAATTATTTTTTAAATTCTCTCTACAATGTCTACACGGAAGGACATTTTGTAAATTTAAAATAAAATCTCTATAATGTTTTTTATCTTTCTCAGTAGGATTTACTGGATAGTTAAAAGACATAGTATGAAGATAATGCCACATACTTGGTCCCCATACAGCCGTTAACATACCATCTCCACTTGCAAATTCTTTTTTCTTATAAATCGTATTTTTCTTATGTTTTTTTAAAGTTTTACGAGAGATACTCATTAATTATATTAAATTAAGATTAGAAAAAACTTATTACCAAAATATATATAATTATGAAAGAAATTAATCCATTTCATATTTTTGCTGATAATACAAAATTTGTATGTCTAATTATTGGAATTTCATTATTATTAATAATTTTTACATCAATAACATCTTTTAATATAGGTAGTATTAATAATACTATTGGAAAATTAATTGCGATATCTTTACTTAGTTATGCTTTTATAAAAAATTGTAAAGAAACAACTAAATTAGTAAATGATATTCCAGATTTATTTAGCAATTCTCAATTATCAAATATAAGAAATAATACAATGCTTAGTTATATATTATCAATTAGTATTCTTATTATGATTATTTATATTTTTTATACTATATTTTTTTGAATTAAACTAATAATTCTTTCAAATTCATTTTTATTATTATTAAAATAATTACTTTGTACTTTAATTTTAGTTTTTATTATATCCTTAAAATAATCAATATCATTCGTATAATTTTTTCTTATAATTTCAATAATTTTTCCTTCTCTGTCTCTAAATAGCATAATTATAAATTATATATTATTATTATTAAAATATCTTTATATTGTTCGTTAAATGAATATACATTATTATCCTATTATATTATATATATATGTTATCTAAAATTAAAAATCAGTTAGCAAAACTTTTAGTTAATAAGAAATTTCTTCTTATTTTAGTAGTAACATCCATTTTTATTTTTGCTGCTTTTTATACATATAATACTTATGTTGTTCCTCGTATTAACAAGCAATATGTTAGTAATAGAGAATTTATAGACGAACCAGATAAAATAGATGTAGCTGACATTTATTTTTTTGGAACAACATGGTGTCCTCATTGTAAAAAAGCAAAACCAGAATGGGATAAATTCAAATCTAATATTGGAGAGAATTTAGTTAATGGAGTTAAACTTAACTTTATAGAAGTAGATTGTGATGAAGATCAATCAACAGCAAATAAATTTAAAGTAGAAGGTTATCCTACTATTAAATTAGTTCATGGAAATAAAATTATTGAATATGATGCTAAGCCTAAGTATGATACACTAATGCAATTTGTTAATAGCTCTCTATAAAGTTTTACTTATTATTTTCTATAGAAATATAATCCATAAATAATTTTGCTTGTTGTATTCCTTTTTCTATTAATTCTAAACGCATTTCTGGAGTAGATAATGCATTAATCCAAGAATTCATATTACTTAAATTCTCTACTAAACATCTAACAGTATTCTTAATTTTTACTTGTTTATTTTCACTGCTCATATATTGTTGAATTTTTCTTATCATTACACTTAAATAATCTATCATAGTTGTTTCTTTAGTCACTATTTTTTGTTTATCTACCCAAACGTTTTTAAATGCTAATATTTCATTTTCATCACATTTTTGTTGTTCAATACAATCATTTAATGGAAAGTTATTTAATATTCCTCCATCTATATAACAACCTCCATTATCATCTATTACTGGTTGAAAAACTACTGGAAATGCTGTACTCATACAAATTGCTGAAATCAAAGACAAATCTGGATGTGTTTTATGTGATAAATCTACTTTTTCTATATTTTCTGTATTTATATTTGCACTATATATGTGAATATCAATACCATTTATTTTATAAAATTCTTTTAATGTAATATTACAATTAATATCTCTCGCAGTTAATAATGGTTCTAATGAATCTCTAACAAATCTCTCTCCAATTATCCCTTTTTTCATCAAAGATTCTATAACTGATGATGGATTAATACCTATAACTTTGTCCCATGGTCTTTTTATAAAATAATCATCAAGCCATTCCCAATTATATCCAAGTGATAAGATAACTCCTATATATGCTCCAATTGAACATCCATATATAGATTTTATATTATCTATATTCCAAAAATCTTGTTTAGCTAGATATTTTGCAGCGCCATATGTAATAAAACCAGTAGGACCTCCTCCACTTATTACAATATGTTTAATTACCATTTTAATTAAATATGCGAAAAAATAGTTTAAGTTTTTTTCTTTTAAGAATTTAATTATGGATACTATTTTTACTCTTGGTGATAATAATGATGAAAATATTAAAATTAATTTGGATGATTTATATGAGAGAAAAAAACAACATGATTTAAATACGTTATCTATATATAATAAGGTTTTAAATAGAATACATAATAAAATAAAAACTATTTCTCGACAACAAACTACAGAACAACATTGTTGGTATATTATCCCTGAAATGATTATTGGAGTTCCAAAATATGATCATGGAGCTTGCACTGCTTATTTAATTGATAAATTAAGAGATAATGGTTTTATGATAAGATACACACATCCTAATTTACTTTTTATATCTTGGAAACATTGGATACCATCTTATGTACGTAATGAGATTAAAAAAAAAACAGGAACTATTGTTGATGGATATGGAAATAAAATAGATAAAAATGAGTTAGATAAAGAAAAAAAGGTTGATATAAATGATCATAACGCATTTATGATTAATAAAAATAAGAATATTTATATTGAACAACAACATAAAGATTATAAAGATATTGATACATATAAACCGACTGGAAATCTTATTTATAATCAAGAGTTATTAAAAAAAATAGAGGATAGATCAAAAAAATAATTATTTATCTCTCTATAAAAAATTAACAATTCTCTCTTATACATTTAGCTTTTGCTCTTCTCGTTTTATGAAGTGTATTACATTGGTTAATACAATTAATTGATTCTTGAGAGCCAGGAGGATACATAGGTAAATCCATAGCATTTTCTGGCATTTCTGGCATTTCTGCCATTTCAGGCATTTCTGGTAAGTTTTCTGGCATTTCTGCCATTTCTCTCATATCATTCAAATTTTTTTTTTCACCTCCTTTTAGTTTTCTAGTTTTATTATTTTTTTTATTATGTATTTTACGACAAAATGTTCGTTTTTTTCCCTTTACAAATTTACAACCTCTCACCTTTTTACATTTTCTTACACTTTTTTTAGGACATAAAGATTTTTTAGTACGATTTCTATATTCACGTCTTGTCGCTAAAGTAGTAGCCATTATATATTTATATAATATTTTAATTTATATATTATATAACTGTTATATAATAATACTATTATTGTTCAATTATAATATTTGAACTACAATCTTCTAAATTCTCTAATATTAAATTACTACTTGATCTATTATTAGATATAGTTGAAATAATACTATTTAGAGTTTCTTTAGTATTTGTTGTTTCTTTGTCAAATTCAACAAATGATTTGATTTTTATTTCATCATCTATATTTAATAAAATATTATTATCACTTATATCTAATTCATTGTCAATATTGTTATTGTTATTGTTATTATTATTGTTTAATAATATATCTTGATTTACTATTCCCATATGTAATTTACACTTTAATAATAAACGCGTATAATATTTCATATGATGAATATTAAATGTTTCTAAATATAATTTATACATATCTATTTTCCCTTTTAAAATAACATTGTTAAATATTTCTGTATTTATTAAATTATCAATATTGAGACCTAAATTAGATTTTTTTTTATCATTTTCTAATTCTCGTTCTTTACTTATTAATATTTCATTTAGTTTAGTTAATAAAACAACTATTATTTTTTGTATTGATTTTGTTAAATTAATATTATATAATTTATCTTTTTCCAAATGTTTATAAACAGGAAATTGCGTTTTTATACATAATTTATTAAGTTCATCAATATTATTAAAATTGCTTTTAATATAATCAATAATTATAATATATAAATTATAATATTCGCAATAAATTCTATTATCTATTTTTTTTATAATATTTTTCAAATTATTATATTCTATTTCAATTAATGAATTTTGAAAATGTAAAGAATCTAATCCAAAAACATAATCTTTTGAATTATGATTATCTAATAATTCTTTATATATTTGTTTTAGTTTATTTATATTATGTTCTAATAACTCAAAAACATTCATAATTTTATCTCTAATTTCTAAAACTTTATCAAAATCTAGTAATTTTATAGTAGTATTCATTCAATTATATTTTATAATATTATTTTATAATATACTAATATTTAATGGATGAAGAATATATTGATGATGAAATATTTTCAAGTAATGAAAATAGTATTAATTCATATTCATCTGCAAATGCTTTAATGAATGTTGATTGGAATAAAGATCATGAAAATATTTTAGTTGAATGGGCCGATAAAGCTATGTGTTATAGATGGCTACACGCACGTTCAAGAGCTAAATTTTCACGTGCAAATACTTTATTTACTATTCCGGTTATTATTATGTCTACAGTTACTGGAACAGCAAATTTTGCAATAGATAAATTTAACGATGATTCAAAATTGATAGCATCTATGATTATCGGAACAATTAATATTTTTGCAGGTATTCTTACAACTATTCAACAATTCTTAAAGATTAGTGAATTAAATGAAGCACATAGAGCTGCCTCTATAGCATGGGATAAATTTTATAGAAATATAAAAATAGAATTAGCAAAATCACCAAATGAAAGATTATCAGTATTACAAATGTTAAAACATTATAAAGAAGAATTTGATAGATTAATGGAAACAAGTCCGTCAATACCTGATCCTATTATTGAAAGTTTTAAAAATACATTTTCAGATGGTTTAAATAAAATGAGAGGAAAACTTCCAAATAATTTATCAACTAAACAAAATAATTATTTACAATTAAAAAAACCTGAAATTTGTGATACTATAGAGAGTACTGCTAATATTGTTTATAAGGAACCTCTAAAAAAAATAACCCAAAAACCTACAGAAAATGCGATTATACTTGCTAAAAAATCTCTCATAGAAAATAAAAATAATATTAAAATTAAAAATATTATTACTACTTTTAAAAAAGAAAAAGACAGATTTCCTACATCTAATGAAATATCTGATGAGTTAGATGATTATAAAATAGATATTCAAGAAATAGAAAATTTTCTTAATGAATATGTTAAAAATAAAACATACGAAATTAATAATGTTATGGATGAGTATTATGTATAAATAGTTAAATTATATTTCATAATTCTTTAGTGATATCTTGTGTTTCCTTTTCTAACTTTTCTAATTCTTTCTCTAATATATTTTCAGATTTATCTCCATTTACACCAACTTCTTCTTTTAGTTTTTTTTCTATATTTTCAAGAGTATCTTCAATATTTTCAACTGTTTTTTTTGTTTTTAATTTTATTTGATTTTCATTTTTACTAATATCTTCTGGTAAAACTGATAAAGATGACTCGGCTGGTGTTGGTTCTTCTGTTGTTGGTTCTTCCGGTGATGGTTCTTCAGGTGATGGTTCTTCAGGTGATGGTTCTTCAGGTGATGGTTCTTCCGGTGATGGTTCTTTAGGGGATGGTTCTTCTGTTGATGGTTCTTCAGGTGTTGGTTCTTCTGGTGTTGGCTCTTCTGGTGTTGGCTCTTCTGGTGTTGGCTCTTCTGTTGTTGGCTCTTCTGGTGTTGGCTCTTCTGTCAATGGCTCTTCTGGTGATGGTTGTTCAGTTTCGGTTGCAATTGTTTCCTCAACAGTCTTCTCTAATTCTTTAATTTGTTCTTGAGATGTATCTTTAATTTGTTTTTCAACAATAGCCTCAAAAAGTTCTAGACCCTTTAAAAAATCATCTTCGCAACGAATATAGATATTAACAATAATTTTACGTGTTTGTTCAACTATTTTTTGTAATTTAGTTTCATCTAATTCCGGATTTATAACAACTTCTTTCTGTTTTGTTAAAGGATTTAAACTAAATACGAATAATTCATCTATAATATTTAAAAGTTTATTTTGATTTGATGTAGTAGTTTTCATCATTGTTTTAATATGTTCTGCATACTCAGCAAATAATTTATTTTTCATAGTTCCTTTATAAGCTTTTGTATATACACCATTATTTTTACATCCTTCGCTATTATGAAAATCACGTAAAGGAATTTGACTAAATTTTGTAATTATTTTTTTACCATTACTATTTTTTGGAATACTTGAATTTCCTGTAAAATATTTATAAAAAGTTTCAACATCATTTTCATAAACTTTACGCATTTTATCAGTCATTCCAATAAATCCTCCGTTATCATAATCATACTTATCAAAGTATAATTTTTCTAACTCAGGAATACCCGGCTCACTAATTAAACTACGACCTATACCACTAATAGGATTTATATTCATATTACAGAATTTAGGATTAACCTGTAATTCTTCATCTGGACCGACATTATATTCATTATTATTAATTAATGCATTTAGTCTTTCACTACATAAATTCATACGTTTAATTTTAGTTTTGCTTTTAACATCACTAGGTATATTCTTTTTATTTAATAAATTAATTTCTTGTTTATTACCACTGCTATCCGTATAGGTATAAACTGGATTTATTGTTGTGACAATAGCCGCAAAAACGTGTGCTACTTTAACATAAAATTTTGCGATTCCTATACAAATACGACGTTTTTGTGTTTTATTTTTTATATCCAAATTTTCTAAATTTTTTTTATTTAAAAAAATTATTTTTTCTTTGGTCATTATATTTGTTTCAACTCCTTCTTTAAGACGCTGTGCTAAATATTGTATTTCTAAATTATTTAATTTTTTTTCTATTATATCAGAAGTCAAAATTACTAAATTATTACAATAGTCAATATCCGCTAATTTTTTCATATCTTGAAAATTTTGAGTCAATATATAATTTGTAGCAACATAATCAATTACTTGTGTTAATGATTTTTTTGTTGTAATTTGAGATTGTTGATTACCCATTATTATAAATATATATATTATAAAATTGAATTAGAAATATAATATTTTTAATTATGTTAAATACAATAATGACTGATAAAACAAAAAAAATCCGTAAAACTGGTATAAATAAAAAACTATTATGGGATAAATTTGAAATATCTGAAAATGAATGTGGTAAAAATACAAAAATGCCTAATATTGAATGTATATATCGTTCCGAAGGACAAAGAGAAAAATGTGATTGTTGTCAAAATAATTTAGCAATTACTGATGAAGGCTTTTTAACTTGTACTAATGTTAAATGTGGTATTATCTATAAAGATATGTTAGAACAAAGTGCTGAATGGAGATACTATGGTGCAGATGATAATAATGGAGGTGACCCTACGAGATGTGGTATGCCAATAAATCCATTACTTAAAGAATCATCTTTTGGATGTAAAATTATTTGCAAAGGTAGTACATCGTATGAAATGAGAAAAATAAGAAGATATACGGAATGGCAATCAATGCCATATAAAGAAAAATCTCAATATGATGAATTTCAGAAAATATCTGTACTAGCAAATCAATCAGGAATACCAAAATTAATTATTGATGATGCTATACGATACCATAAATTGATATCAGAAACAAAAACATTTAGAGGATTAAATAGGGATGGTATTTTAGCGGCATCTATATATGTTGCGGCACGTATAAATAACTTTCCAAGGACTGCCAAAGAAATCGCTACTATATTTCATTTAGATAATACAAGTGCTACGCGTGGATGTAAAAATGCTATAACTATTATTAATGAATTAGAACATGAGATGACAAATGAAGATAAAACATCATTATGTCAAACAACGCCACTTTCATTTATTGATCGTTATTGTAGTAGGTTGAATCTAAATATTGAATTAACGAAATTATGTAAATTTATTGCTGTACGTATAGAAAAAAATAATCTTATTCCTGAAAATACACCACATTCTATTGCTGCTGGTATAATTTATTTCGTGTCACAAATTTGTAATTTAAATGTAAGTAAGAAAGCAATTAATAAAATAACAGAAATAAGTGAAGTTACTATTAATAAATGTTATAAAAAACTAGATATTATTAAAGAACAATTAGTTCCAAAAACAATTTATAATAAATATAATTAAATTATAATTTAATAATTAATTTATTAATTATAAAATATAAATATGGATACAAATACAGATACAGATACAGATACAAATACAGATATAAATACAGATATAAATAATAATATAAATAAAGATAATATTCCTAACACAATTTTTATTATTCCATATTTATATTTTATAATTAATAAATTAATTATTAAATTATAATTTAATTATAT